CACCCGTAGGCATTCCAATCTCACACTCCATTGCAGCGTAGGTGCCTTGGGTACAGCCAGCAGACAAGACGATTTCGCCAACGGTGCCAGAGGCCAGACCAGTTACGCGCCCACTTGCGCCAAACTCCAAGTAGCCATATAGGCCATTAGCGTAGGCACCCAACGCCACGTTTGCTTCCAAGTCTGATTTGCTTGCCCATCCCACAGCTCCAACACCCGTAAGGGTAAGTGAAGTTGAAAGAGCGGCAGCGTTAGTGCTACCAGTTGATGCATCGCTCACATCAACGGTTGAAGCACCAACCACGGTTATGTTATCAAATTGAGGATCGCTAAACGCGACCCCTACGGCTTTCGTATTCGGCATAATTTAGTCCTTTAAAAACGGGGGCCGAGGCCCCCATTCAGGTTACTTCAAGAACGCAGAATAAGCTGCGTCACCCGTCTTCACAAAACGGTAGGTGTGGGCACCGAAACGTGCAACAGTGACAGAGCCGAAGATCGTAATGCCAGTACCAGTTGTAATAGGTACGGTAGACGATCCACCAGAGTTGTTGTTGTTGCAAATGATCAGGTCAAAAGACGAGCCAACTTTTGCGCTGGTAATAGCCGCGTCAAGCAACGTTGCGGTGGGCAACGTAACAGTCAACGTAGCGTCCGAGGCTTTGGCGCAAACAACCAGACCAACCGCCACTTGAGCAGCGGTCAACGTAGTGTCCGCAGTCAGGCTAGTAGGAATAGTTTGAACGCCAAGTACAGCTTCAGTCAGATTGCCGTCACCGAGTTGGTAACCGCCTGCGCCATTAGGGAGTGCCATGATAATTTTCCTTTAAACGTGTTACTGATCAACCCCAGATGCGGCAGGCCATCTGTGGACGAATGGTAGAGAAGCCATACAGCACATCAATACGGCAAGGCATACGGTCGTTATTGATGTCGTACTGACGCACAACGCGCAGGCTGATACCGTTGTGAACAGCGCGTGCAGCCATATCAACGCCTTGGGGCATCAAAAGGTCAGCGGTAGCAAACGTGATAGCGTCTTTGTGGTAAACCAAATTCTGTGCGTAAGCAGTAGAAGCGGTTCCAACAAAGGTTACAACAGCAGCAGCAACTGGCAGGGCGGTCATGGTAGCCAGTGCGTGAGCAGCGGAGTACATGGCGGCAACAGTCACAGTCCAATCGCCAGCTACAGCGGTTGCATCAGCCAAGGCCACAAACTGGAACAGCGAACCAGTGGTTTCACGGGTTTGCGGGTTCACAGCAAAGCAAGCTGCGACGGTAAACACATCACCGGCTTTAAGGGTTGTGCTTACAGACGCTTGGTTCAAAACAAGAGTAGAAGCGCCTTCAGAAGCCACAGTGGTTTTCACCGTAGTAGCAGCAGCAGCATCACGCGAACCCGTGGTGTGCTGCTTGATCGACTGAGACATGTTGACTTCATCAAAGCCCAACACGCCAGTGCCCATCATGCCGTTCTTAAACTGCTTGCTAATGGTGTCGGTGGGATTAAACAGACCTTTCATGCCTTCAACCAGACCAGCGTTTGCAGCGGGGTTAACCGTTGCATAGCGGGGCGTCATCACGGCAGCGTTCTCGTTCAGCTTCTGCTGGGCTTGCAACAGCACCAAAGAGGTAGAAGGAGTCGTGCCAGGCGTGCCTACCGTGTTTCCAATGGTCTTGTACGCATTGGCAACGTCAGCATCAATGCTGGATGCCAACTGGCTAATACGAGGCTTAAGCACACGCTCTGCAAAGTCGTCCAACTGCATCGTCAATTCAGCGGAGGTGAAGTTCACGCCGATATGCTTTTGGGTGGAGACAGTCAAGGTGGTGAACTGTTCGTTGTCGTCCTGAACTTGCAGGGCAGCACCGTCAGTGACCAGAGCGCGGTCGGGCAGGCGAATACGCAGAGTAGAACCAATCTTGGCACCACTGACAGCAAAGCTGTCGTCGTACTGACGGTTTACGTTGCGGGTAAGCACCAGGTTGTTTTCGAGAATCTCAAGCGCCTTGCGCGTGATCATGTCGATGGTAAGAATCGAATTAGCCATGAAGAAAATCCTTTAAAAGTTAGCGGGTTTGCGCTTCCCACTTTTTCCGTTGTCGTGCCCTATCGGCTTCAATCCACTGCGAAGCCGTCATGTTCTGGGTAGAACGTGGGTCCGTAGTGTCATAGGCCGGTGATCCAGTGGATCGGGCAGTAACAGGCGAAATCGGCGCTGGCGCTGATGTAGTACGTTTCATCGGAGGGTCAGACGCCAACTTGGCCTCAATCCTTCCGATTTCCCTTGCCTGCACAAGCGGGGCTAGGCGAGATATACGCGCTGCGTCTTTGGGGTTGGTTCCGAGGTAGTAGGCTAGCTCAGGTCCAACGTCCGAAGACCGAATCGTATCAGCCATCACATCAGTAATCGTCAGCTTGGGGTTGTACGCAACCTGTTCAAAGTCATCGTACTTAGCCCGTGCTTCCTCTTCCTTGTCGTGATAACTCTCAAGAACTTGCGAGTGCTGCTTGGCCGCTTCCCGTTGCGAAATCAGTTGTTCGGCCTTTTGATAGGTCAACGCATCGGCGTAAGCCTCTGGCGTTTCAAACTGATCCGCAGACTGTGCTGCCGGAGCCCTCAAGGTCTGCGTTTCCGCAACCCTTTGTGCTTGTTCCCGTTCCCACTTTCGTTGCTCTCTTGCGAGGCGTTTTCCAATAGCCGCATCAAGTTCCTCTTGCGAGAAAGTCTTGGGTGCTTCTGCTTCCGGCGCGTTAACTTCGGGTTCAGGTGCAGCCGTTGCCACCTGTTCCAGCGCGGGTTCTACAACCGCTAGGTTCTCTTCCGACATTTTTCGATTCCTAAGAATCCCTGATGAATCGCATCAGTACGTTTTGTCAGCATTATGCTGGAATTTGAGCCGCTTTATACGCTGCCATAACTGGCGCTGTGTGAATTGCTTTGCAAATGGCCTTCACACGGGCATCCTCGCTGTTGTAGTCATCGCCGGGGGCAACAACGTGGCGGTGATATGTGGCGGTAATTTGATTGCCATCTTCCATGATGGCAGTCTTGGTGCGAACTTGCAAAGAGCCGTTTTCTAATGTGTCAATGCGGTCAACAGTTACAATTTTTTCTAGCATAGTGATTTCCTTTTTTGCCCATGAATCCACTTGGACTTTAGTTTAACAATCGGCTGCGCCAGCAAATTCAATTTGTTTGCCATACACGGTGACCGTCACATTTTTTTTCAAAGCCATGATGATTCTTTTTTATGCGGAAAAATAAACCAAGGTTCCAGATATTCTGGTGTTATTTGCAACGTCGGCTGTGGCGATGCTGGATAACGATGTGGCGGCAGCAGTCGCAGCACGGATACCAGCATAAGCTGAGTTGTTGATTACAACACCGTTGACATATACGTACGCTGTTGCAAAGTTTTGCCACAACCCAATCGACACGGCTGGGAAAGAAAAATCTGACGAAGATGCAGAAGTAAAAGGCAATCCCTTCAGCACTACATCGCCAGTAATTGTTCCCTTGTTTGCAAGCACCACATCAAAGTTGCAAGTGATTACCCTTCCCACTTTTGTGTATGTGCCCCGCTGCACAGTGTAGGACTGACCGGACTCGCTTGTTTCGCCGCCAATCACAGGCGTCCAGGCGCCTTCTTCGTAATCATCGAGAGTATTGGGATCTGATGATGCGACCTGTGTTGCAGGAAATTTGACACCGTTGGTCGGGGTCACTTTTCCAGTTGTGAGATTGTCCACCGATACTTTGACGGTTGTGCCGCTTTGTACGATTGGAAGAACCTCGGTTCCCGCCAGTGGAGTAGTAGCACCCGTAAGGGCGGAAATTTTCGTGTCTGCCATGATCCGTCCTTTTAATTAAGCGATTGTGCCACCGTTTTGAGTCAACTCATTTGCGGCTGAGCCAGTCGGCTGCGTGCTGTTTTTGTAAATTGCTGCGCTGTTTGCGATAAGACCATACGCCGGTTGTGTAGCATCGCTATCGTTCAACTGACTAACAACAGCCGATGCACGTTCTGCCAAAATACCAGAATTTCCACCTTTGAATCTGTTGGTGCGGCAAAACCCATTTTGTTGGTTAAAAATGATTCCAGACGAGGCTGCGTTTGTTGGTTCAAATGCGCTGTAATTAACATTTCTGGCCTTGTAAACCAATCCAGCGATTGCGGCAGACTTGAAATAGAGGTATTCAAAATCAATGTTGCGGGAGTTATCTGGGCATTTAAAGAAATAAAGTCCAGCTCCAGTGGTGGTGAAGCCTGCTGTTTTAGTCATGCTGTTTGTGTTATCAGCAGAGTTGCCGCTAAACAAAATGTTGTCTTGCCACACCGGAATGGTTACTCCGGAAGTAGCACCAAAATTTACCTGATCAATGATGTTGATAGTCAACCCACTTTCGCAGCGAGGCATGTCGTTAATGATCTGTTCTAGGGTTGATACAGATGTGCAGATAAATGCGTTGCCAGAGCTGAAGCCATCAAAACGGCCAGCACCAGTGGACGAGATGTAGATTTCCAAGCTGCCTTTGATTGCACTGGCATACTCAATTGTGGTCGTTCCAGCCACCTTCAAAGTATTGCCGCTGTTCTGCGACAAGATGCCGTTGAAGCCCCATTGGTCGTTTGTAAAAACAGACGACCACAATGCGCCGCGAACCCCTTGCGAGGTTTGCACAATCGCGTTGCCGGTGAAAGTCAAACTCGCCCCTACACTCGCGTTGTTGAACAGCGGATAAGCGGCTTGAGTGCCAGCACTGTCCGAGTATTGACCAACGGCCTCGAAGTAGTTGCCGTTGATCAGTCCAACGCCGTTTGCACCGGATGCAGCAAACCTGAAATACTCTTTGCTAATCGTAGATCGCTGGTATCCACGGAAATGGTTGTCTGTAATCTCAAGTCGTGGTGCATTCGCGTCCAGCATGATGGACGGGTAGTAGTTGGTCTGGAATGCCTCGACGTAGTTGCCGCGCACAATAGACGAGGCTGAAGCCGAACAGAAAATTGCGCCCACGATGTCGTTGGCCGTGTTGGCGACCAATTGTTTGTAGCGCAAGTCAGTGATTGTGTTGTTCTGCACAATGGCGTCAATCACCAAATTGCTAAAGCCAGAAACATAGATGCCAAGGCTGTCATCGCGCTCTGTACCATCATCGCGGTAAGTCAGTAGCGGGTACTTGGAAACTACCCATATTGTGTGCTTGATCAGGTTGTTCTGCACAACTGCCGACCCAGTTTTGTCGTCAGCACTACCAGAGTAATCCAACACACCGATACCCATCGCCAAGTTGTCTTCGCAGACGTTGTTGTTGATGAGAATGTCAACGGCTGAGTGTGCATCAATGCCGTGGCGCACGTTTCTGGCGCAATAGTTGTCTGAACAGATGCCGTTGCGCGCTGGCAATTGGTTTGCGCTAGCGGTGCGCCCCATCACAATGCCGTAGCCTGTGGAGCCGTCAATGTACTGCGCTGTGTAGTTGCCGTTGTCGGTCATCGTGCAATTTGTGACGGTGTAACCAATCGTGCCAAGGATGTCCAAAGGAGTCACCAAGCAATGGTGACCGTACAACTTATCGAACTTCAAGTTGTAGTTGTAGTCAGTGGCCGGGTTGTTGCCTTCTACAGAGACACGAATGCCGTCATAATTGAAGCCTGTGATCTCGCAGTTTTGCACCGTGATGTTGGAGCAGGAGGAGATCAAAACGCCGTTGATGTTGCCCGAGTCGCCACCTGTGTAACGTTTTGGTGGGCCTGCGGTGTACGTGCCGACATTAAACAAACCGTCATCAAAAGCGTTGCTCTTAATTGTCATTTTCTCAATTAAGATGTTTTCCAAGCGCCGTGCAGCCAGCATAAATTGAGACGTTGCGGGGTTTGATGCTTTGTAGAACAACAAAGTTGTTTTACCCTGCCCGTCACCATACATCAGCAAATCAGAAACGAGTGTCACTTCGCTGGTAATTTTGTAAACACCTGCGGGAAAATACACTGCGCCCACGCCTGAAGATATGGCTCTTTGCACCCCGGCTGTCACATCAACAGCGCCAGTACCTGCTTGCACACCGGCTATTTCCTGAGCCGTCATGAAATCAAATGCACTGACATACTGATTCAGTTTTTTCTCAACTGTGGTGACAACAGCGCCAGTACCTGTCGGGGTATATATAACGTCATTGGCATCTGGATTGTTAATGCCGGGAATATTGTCCCACGTTGCCAACAACACATTGGTAGAGGAATTGAGAACAAATTTGTAATCATTGCCGTCACTCAACCAAATCTCACCACCGCTGGGAACACGACCCGCAGAATCCAGAATAATTGGATTGGTGTGGTTTACGTTTCCAGCAGATGTCGTAAAAGTCGTTTTCGGTGTAGTAGTACCTGCCGCATAGCTGTACAACTTACCACCAGACAATGGGTTACCGTTGTTGTCAAGAAACTGGGCTGCAACGCCGCCCACGGGGGAGAGAAATACGGCCATTTAGGTCACTCCAGCAGAATCAAGCCGCCATCCTCTTTAACAAGGTTGTCGCCGATTTCGGTTAATAGGTTGCCCTGCACAGTCGCGTTGGCGTAACCAGACAGGAGCGAAATAATGCTCCCCAGTCCAATGGCAACACCGTTGCGAATAGGAATGCCAAAAAAGCTCATTGGGAGTTAATCGGTTTGCAGTAAATCGTACCGTCCGTGGATACGCGAATTGCACTCACGCGCCATTGGCCGCTAACGTTGGTTGGCACCTTAAACGGGATCGGTGTAAACGGTGGGATCGGGGTGCTTGCTGAGGTGGCGGTAACGCCTTCGCCAACCAGCACGTAACAAGCCTGATCAGACCAAACCATCACGGCTTGAGCGCCAGCAGGCCATGTACTTGTTACGCCAGCGCTGCCGGTGTAAGAGGCAGACCGGGCAGGGTAATTGGTATCGGACAGCGGGTTGAGAAATTCCATAATTTTTCCTTACGCCAAAAAGCGAAGTTTGTAGAGTGTACGCAAATAGATTTCAACAATGTTATCTATAAGCTGCTGGAGCGCCGAATCAGTCTTATCGCACAAATCGTAACGTGCGCCCTCAATCTCAGCAAGAGAACTCTGCAAGAAGTCAATGATGTTAGGCGTCTTTTTTGCTGAGTTCAAGGTGATGGGGCCAATCAGACCGTACCGACCTTGGTAGGCTTCTGCAAAGTCATCAGCCGCGCCGACAATGCGCTCATAGAAGATGTTGAGCGCTTTGTGCTTGCTGTAGCTGCGCGTGTTCAGGTGGACGCTGTGCGCCACATCCCGCGCCAAGAACAGCACGCCTATAAAATCACACGCTTTCATTGCGGCATCCCTTGTTCAGGTGGCATCATCTGTTGTTCAGGCTGCATCATCTCCATCGGCATGGGCTCTTGGCGCATCTCCGGCATCTGGTTCATCATGGCTTGCGACTCCATCGCCGCTGCGACTACGCCCATAGCAATATCCTGAATCTGCTCTTCGCTCATGCCAGCCTGCGTGGCCGTGATGCGTTGGGTTTCAGCTTGGTACTGCTTAATCTCAGCCTCGTAGTCTTTGCGGCGCATATCCTGCGCTTCAATCGACCTACTGACGTTTTGCAGCATCTGTTGCATCTGCTCCATCTCCTGACCCATCGCCTGAATCTGTTGCTCTGCGGCCTGCAACTCAGGTGCCTTGTCGCCGTCTTGCATCAACCTTGGGTCAATCGTCTTGGCAAAGCGTTTTGCCATCTCTTGAGCGCCCGGCCAGTCCATGTTCTTCACAAACAGGTCACCCGCCACTTGCCACAACTGCGGATTGCCTTGCAACAACTGACCCATCGCCTCTAACGCCTCCTGACGCTTGGTTGCGTAGCCTGGCCCAGTAGTAGCCACCACATCGTACTTGCCAACGCCGGGGTTGTAAATCTTGTCAATCACAATGCCTTCTTGGTTCACAATCTTTTTGACGGGCTCGGGCTGCATCGGGTCAATCTTGACCATGCTTGTCTCGCCGTCCTCGCCAATGATGCGTGCAATGCGCTGTGTGTCGTAAATTTTTGGGATCAAGTCCACCAGTTGACGGGTCAAGTACCGCACACCACGCGCCAGGTTGTCACCAAAGTGGTAAGTCCCCACATCGCCCTCGCGCTGCCTAGCCAAAATGGCCTTGCCGCTGCGCTCGTTCGATGTCATGCCCAACGATGCGTTGTACTGCCCCGTAGACGCTTTGATGTCCTCAGACGCCCCCGCCTTAGCTTGTAGGAGGCCGCTGGAGGCCATTGGAGGCTGGGCGCGCTGTGGTAGTGGCAGCGTAGCACCAGCGCCGTCCGTAACGTCTGGATTTACCTCCAAATACGGCCAGTTGGTCGTGTTTGCGGTCTTCCACTGGTTTTCGTAACCCTCAAACTGCCCACCGTACCCAATAAATGGCGCTTTGGGCGCCAGCGCAAGCATCTCTGCCTCTTGGCTCACCCAGTAGTTGTACATCCGCTGAGCATCCTTGGCGTTTCGCACGATGCCAGACACGTACAAGCGCCCGTCTACCTCAAATTCGTTGCCCACAACGCGCACAACCGGGATGTACTTACCCGCCCACTCGCGTTTCTCTAATATCTCGTACCCGTTGATCTTGCAGTAGTTGATTCGGGGCCGGTCGGACTCGCGGCTTTTCTTGGGCTTGCCGTAAATAGCCTTCAACTGCCTGTCTTCAGGCGTTCCAGCAAACGCCGTAGCGTTGCCAGGGTACAAGTTAAGCGTAGCCTTGTCGTAGTCCACGTAATAGTAGTCAGCAACGCGGATTGTGTCCTCGTTTAACCATTGCGACAAGTTCTGGTCACCCACACCGAGCGTTTGTAACGTCGTGATGGGCGCTGAATCAGGGTACATCCGCTGGTAATCTTCTTTGCGAATGTCTTCGGTAACAAAACAGTATTTGGCATCCGCACCGCAAGGGTCTTGGATGGCCGGGTCCATGTACACCGAGAACGAATTGCGTACCCGCCCTATCTTGATGTCCTGATCAAACGTGTTGTCGTCGCAATACTCGGTCAGGATTCGGATGTAGCCTTCTCCGTAGGAGACTTGGTTTTCGCAGGCGGTGTCGTAAGCCACATCTGCGTCCGAGATGTACTCAATGTGCCGCACCATGCCGTTGAACACCTCGGCAACGGCAACGTCTGCCTTGTCGTCGGCTGGAATAACCTTGCCAGTTGGACGGTTCTGTCTCTGATCATTGGTTACCTGCCTAACGTGCTGGGGCAGCTTATTTATGGTCAGGCATGGCCGTGCGTTAATGGTCTGGCCCTGCACCGCTCCACGGGTCGCCAACACATCAGCAGGCCACTGCCACCGATTGTCAGGTGAGCCAGCGTAGAACTTCAGGTCGTCAATCTCATCCTCGCGAGATTCAGATAACGCCGATATCGCCATGTCCAAACGGCTTCGTGCGGTAGCCAGTACGCTTGAGTCGTCGTCCTTCTTGCCGCCACCGTTGGCAACATTGCCTACCGCTACCATGCCCGTTTGATCAACCATTATTTCTTCTTCTTTTCTGTTTCGCGCTTGACAGAATAAGCAATAGCCACGGCCTGTTTCACAGGCTTGCCAGCGGCTACTTCGGCCTTGACGTTCTTGCGGAATGCTTCAGGTGTTTTTGATTTGACCAGTGGCATAACAGTCCTTAATCGTCGCGGCTGTGGATAGTGCTAAATGTGATTTGCACGGCTTCACTTAAAGTGCCTGCGCCACCCTTGCGGTTGGCAAGTGCAATGTCAGCATACCCTACACCAATGTCACCGACATACGCCAAGTATTCACCCGCACCAGCCACGCCGCCCGATATGTTTAGAATTAACACGTCATTGGTTTTAATGGTGCTATTAGTCATGCGAAAAACGACTGTCGCATTATTACCCAGCGACGCGTCATCCATAGTAATGCGCCCCGTCGGGGTGTTCAGTGTCACAGGCGTAGATTTGCTGGTCAACTGAGTTACTTCGCCAAAGGCACATGAACAATAGCCCAACTCCTCGGTGGCGTACACCGTAGTGCCACGCATAAATTGAGGGTCGGTGCGGCCAATGACGCCGCCATCAATGTCTTGATCGCGGTAAGCAACGCCAATAGACTTTGTATCGCCCATTTACTTTTTCTTAGCCGTCTTGGCAGACTCTTTAAACGCCTTGGCAGTAGGTGCGCCCGGAGTGCCAGGCTTCCTCATCTTCTCTTTACTGCCCGCCGCAATGCGGTCTTGCTTGGCGTTGATGTTTGCGTAAAGTCCAGGTTTCATGGCCATATCAGCACTTCCATCGTTTAAGAGCCGCTTTGGCACGTTCGCCATCCTTGGCGTTGGCCGCTACTGCGCCCATCCTTGCACAAAAACTAGCCTTGCGCCCCTCGTCCGCTTTGGTCTTGGGGTTAGGAGCTGGCGGCTTCAGGTTACTGCCAGTAGCTGCGTTGTACTTCTCCCGCCCCTTGGCAGTCAACCCCGCACCCTGCGATGTAGGGCGCTTCTCACCGCGACCAATACTAAGAGACACCTTTGCCATTTAACTCCCCATCCATGAAGTATGCATCCCGTCACCTTGCGCGTTATACCTGCGCGTTGGCTCAGTGTACTCCCTATGCGCCACAGGGAACGCAAACGTCACGCATATCGCATCCGCCGCATCAGGACTAGCCAACCCCCGCGCTTTCATCTCTTTCTTGCTCTCCAAAAAGATCGTACCCCGTGAATCCGGCTTCATCTTAGGCGAAATCAAATCCGTCTTCAAAAACCTATCGGTCGGAATACTAGCAGATTTCAACCACTCCCTCATCTCACCCCACATCTGCGCCCTCATATTTCCATACATCACCGGGTTCTTGGCCTTGTTTCCAAAGTTCACCCCCTTGATCTTGTACCTTTGCTCCTTCAACCTGTCCACAATCCCCGCCCCCAGCCCCCCCTCATCAATCACCACCAGCGCAGGCTTGTACTCATCAATCGCGTCAATCACATACCCCACCACCGTCATCGTGTCATCCCCCCGATACCTCGTAATGTTCACAATGTCTCGCCCCTGCCTCACCGCTATCACCGTCGCATCAGCCCCAAACCGCGCCGGGTCCACACCAATAATGATCGGCGCACTCAAGTCCTTGTACTTCTCCCGCGCCATCGCCTCGTCCACAATCAAACTCGATATGAACTGATCGTCCCCCGCACTTGGAAACATCCCATAAACCTCCACGTGCGCCTGGCTACTATCCGGCCCGTACTCCTGAATGATCCGCTCATACACCGCCTTGTCCGTCCCCTCCACCGTCCGAGCATCCACCACCCTAGTCTGCCAAAACGCCCGCTTGGAGTTGAACGCCTCGTAGAAGTATCCCGTGTTACGGCGCGGATTGCTAAACGCTAACCAAAACCGATTCGGCGTGTTCTCCGTAAAGAACCCACCCGTCACCGCCCATATCGCATCATCAATACCGCTCGCCTCATCAAATATTACCAGCACCCCGTCGTAGTTATGCACCCCAGCA